AAAAGGGTATACCCTAGTAAATAGTTACTAGATTTTTATGCCTTTTGTTTTAGATCAAAGTCCTTCTTATAAATGGAAAGTAGAAGTAAACGTAAATAAAGATGGAACTGTACATACAGAAGTTTTTACTGCTTTGTTTAAAAATATTACTCAATCTAAATTTAAGGAAATGATAAAAATGGTAGAAGATAAACAGATTGATGATATTGATGTAACAAAAGAAATATTAGTAGGTTGGGAAGATATGGAAACTGCAGATGGTACACAAGTAGAATTTAATAAATCTAACCTTAATAAATTATGTGAAGTTAGAGGTTTTGCTACTGCTGTAGGTTTTGCATTTATGGAATCAAATCAACAGATTTTTGAAAAAAACTAATAGGGGCAGGTGAGTATTGGGCTGTTGGCTCTACTGTCATAGATAAAACAGCAGAAGATGATGCGGTATTAGGTATAAAAGTAGAAAAAAAAGAAATAGATAATAATTATTATGTATATTTACAAAATTGGGAAACTGTACAAATGTTCTTACGGTGTCAGACACAATGGCGTGTAGGAATGAGTGGAATTATTGGATTAGACTATACATCTGTGGTAGAAATGATTAAACTGTATTTAGTAGAAGATACTGTTGCTATGCTAGAAAACCTACAAGTTATGGAAGCTGCAGCATTACAGGCATTAAATAGAGATAAATAATATGGCAAAGTTTGATTTAGTAGTAGCAGCAAAAACTGTAGGGGCAGGTTCTATAAAACGTCTTGGTAACTCTATGCAGGGTGTATCAGGAAGGGTTAAAAATTTAAGGTTAGCAATGGGTGGTTTAAATAAAACCTTTGCTACTTTTGGTTTATTAATATCTGGTGGTGCTTTTGTAGGTCTTGTAAAAGGTGCAATAGATAGTGCTGATAGTTTTGGCAAGATGGCAGATCAAACTGGTATTGCAGCTAATACATTACAGGCTTATGTAAACGCAGGTAAATTAGCAGGTGTTAGCCAAGAAACTATAGATAAAGGATTAAGAAGGCTAGCTCAATCTATGAGGGAAGCAGATCAGGGTGTTGCTACTTATAAGGATAGTTTTGATTCATTAGGAATATCTGTCAGGGGTACTGATGGCACATTTAAAACAAGTGAACAGGTATTAGGAGAAGTTGCAGATAAGTTTGCAACTATGGAAAATGGTGCAACAAAAGCAGCTATATCTATGGAAATATTTGGTAGGTCAGGGGCTAGTTTAATAAATTTACTAAATGGTGGTGCAGCATCACTATCTGAATTTAACTATGAAGTATCAGAAAACTTTGCACAAAATGCAGAATTTTTTAATGATCAGATAGCAGTATTGGCAATAAGATTTGATGGTTTTAGAAAACAACTTGCAGATGCATTATTACCTGCATTAAATACTATTGTTGGTGTTTTTAGTGAATTGTTTAGTGCAGAAAATGATTTTAGTGGTTTTTTTAAAGGTATAGAAATAGGTATTAGGGGTATATCTATAGGAATTTTTGCAACAATAAAACTTGTAGACGAATCTATAAGGGTTGTAAGTCGATTAGCAAAAAGAGTTAAAAATATTGTAAAAGATGTTATTAATAGTATTCCAAAATGGATGCTTAATATGTTAGGCGGTGCTGGCAATATTGCTAAAGATTTAGGTAATAGATTTAAAACTCAACAGAAAAGTAATATAACTTCATTATTAGGAGAAGATTTTACAAAAGGTTTTTCTGATAGGTTTACTGAAAGTTTTAATAAAATAAATAAATTGTTTAGTGGTGATACTAATGCACCTGCAGAATATACAAATAAAATTACAGAAAGTGTAGATAATTTAGATGAAAGTATTACTAAAACTTTTGGTACACACATGAAAGAGAAACTAAAAACTTTTTCAGACAGTATAAAAACAGTACAGGAATCTATGGCAGATGTTGTTGTTAAGGGTATTAAAGGTATGGAAGATGCCTTAGTAAATTTTGTAATGACAGGAAAATTAGAATTTAGAAGTTTAGCAAGATCAATTATTGCTGATATGGTACGTATTCAAATACAGCAAACAATAACTAAACCTTTAACAAACTTTTTTACTAGTTTATCTACTAAAAGTGCAAATGGTAATGCATTTGTTGATGGTCAGGTACAAAAATATGCTTATGGTGGCATTGTTAATAAACCCACATTATTCCCTATGGCTAATGGCATGGGTCTTATGGGTGAAGCTGGTGCTGAGGCGATTTTACCTCTACGTAGGGGTAGTAATGGTAAATTGGGAGTTCAAGCTTCAGGTGGCGGTGGTAATAATGTTGTTGTTAATATAGATGCATCAGGTACTTCGGTATCTGGTAATGCACCAGATGCTAATGCTTTAGGACAATTAATTGGCGGTGTCGTGCAACAAAAACTTATCGAAGAACAAAGGGCGGGAGGTTTACTAAATAGATAATGGCAACTTTTCCTTCTATAAATCCTGATTATGGGATGAGAAAAACAAGTTCACCAAAAGTAAGAGTTACTCAACTTGGTGACGGATATGAGTTCAGGGCTTTATATGGCCTACCTTTATCTCAAGATCCAAAAGTATATGATTTAAAATTTCAAAATATTACTGAAGATGAATCAGATGTAATAGAAGGGTTCTTGAGAAGTAGGGTGGCAGATCAGGCAAGCTTTACTTTTAGTCCACCAGGAGAAGGCTTCACAAAAACAGGAACATATTCACAAAGCACTACCACTGTAACTATCAGTATTTCTTCTCATGGTGTTGCAATTGGGGATGTTTTAACGATTGATTATACAACTGGTTCTGCAACTGATGGTGATTTTGTTGTTGCTTCTGTGACAAGTGATGATGCTTTTACAGTAACGGCTGCCGCTAGTGCATCAAATAGTGGCAATGTATCAATAACACTTTCTGGTGCTGGTAAGTATGTTTGTGATTCTTGGACAAAAATAATACCTTTTAGTAACAGAAGAACAATTAACTGTACTTTTAGGGAGGTATTTGAACCATAAATGTCAACACCTACTTCAGAATTACAAGAATTAACCAACAAATCTATTATTGAGTTGTTTTCTGTTGAATTAAAAGCTGATGTTCATTACACAAAGGTTGCAAAGACAGATATAGCTTATTCCCAGTCAGGCACTACAATCACAGTTACATTAAATTCTCATGGGTTTTCTACAGGTTTAATTCTAAGTCTTAATTTTACTACTGGAAATGGAATTGATGGGATTTATACTATTCAGACAGTTGCCACAAATACTTTTACAGTTACCGCTACAAGTTCACAGTCAACAAGCGGTAATGTATCTTTTAATGTAAATTCAACATTAACAAACCCAACTGTCTATTTATTTCATGCTGGTAATAATATGAAAGATAACCTTGATATTGTTTGGCAATCGAACTCATATACAAGGATGCCTTGTACAGCAGAGGGTTTTAAATATTCTGGCAAAGGAACACTGCCAAGACCTACCTTAACGTTTGCAAATTTGTTAAGTTCTATTACTTCTGTGATATTGCTTGTAAATCAAACAACACCATTTATAGATTTACAGGGTGCAAAAGTTACTCGCAGACGTACTTTAAGTAGATTTTTAGATGCTGTAAACTTTCCTTCTAATGTAAATCCTTATGGTACACCTGATCCAGCCGCAGAATTGCCAAAAGAAGTTTATTTTATTGATAGAAAAACAACAGAAAATAGAAATATTGTTGCATTTGATATGGTAAGTAGTTTTGATTTACATGGCGTAGGTGCGCCAAAGAAATTAGTAACGAGAGACGACTTTGCAGGTGTAGGTACATTTGTTAACTTTTAAATATGAACTGGAAACAATCTTTTAAAGAATATGCAAAAGAACAAGCACCTAATGAAGCTTGTGGTTTACTTGCAATTATTGAAGGAAAAGAAACTTTTTGGCCTTGTAAAAACCTAGCTGAAGGCAAATTTGAATTTTTTATGATTGACCCTGATGATTGGGCAGAATGTGAAGATACTGGTGAAGTTCTTGGTGTTATTCATAGTCATCCTGTAGGAGCAGCTACCCCTTCTGATACAGACAAAGCTGCTTGTGAGCATTTAGGATTTCCATATTATATTTATAGTATTTCTTTAGATCATTGGGAAATGATAGAACCATCAGATTGGAAAGCACCTTCACTTATTGGTAGAAAATTTATTTGGGGTAAATATGATTGCTGGTCTATAGTTACAGATTGGTTTAAAGAAACAAAAAATATTGATATTCCTTATTGGAAAAGACCAAAAACAATAAAAGATTTTTTAGCAAACCCAGAATTTGAATTTGCTTTACCTAAATTAAATTTTGTAAAACAAGATAGGCATGATGATCTACAAGTTGGTGATGTTTTGTTATTTGAAGGCAGGAAAAATATTTTAAATCATGTTGCCGTTTATATTGGAGATATGATGATGTTGAATCATAGTAGACGTTCGTTAAGTTGTAGAGAATTTTATGGGTTAAAATATCAAAAAGCATTGAGAGGAGTTTATAGATATGCAGCTTAAAAAAATAAAAGTTTATGGCAAACTTAGAAAATTTTTAGGACAATCAACTTTTGAAGCTGCTGTAAGTTCACCACAACAAGCATTTAATTTTTTAAAAGCTAATTTTGTAGGGATTGAAAAACACATGAGTAATCAAGTTTATAAAGTTAAAATAGGTGGTCGTGTTGTAACCCAAGATTTTTTAAATATAAAAGGTCAAGGTGAAATTCAAATTATACCTGTAGCTGTTGGGGCAGAATTTGTAGTTGATGCTGTTAGTGCAGCATTTAATTTTATTCTCGATAATGCTTTAACTTTAGGAGCAGCTTTTGTTACAGGTGGGTGGAGTTCTGTTGCTCAAGTTGCCGCACTTACTCTTGCATCTGATCTTTTAACACCTGATCGGCCAACTCAAAGTATTTCTGCTGTTGGTGACACAGATCCAAATATAAGGGGATCATATAGTTTTAGTGGTATTCAAAACGTCAGTTCTAGTGGTATTCCAATTCCTATAATATATGGGCATGTTTTTAGTGGATCAATTTTAATTAGCTCTGGTGTTGATAATGCTCAAATTGTTAATATAATAAATGACACAGGTACTTATTCACAATCTGGGGAGACACTTACTATATATATTAATAATCATAATTACCGTAATGGTGAGAGTGTGCGATTTGATTTTATTAGTGGGCCTTTGCATGATCATCCAACTTTAGGTACTGGGAAACCTTCTTTTGGGGTTGAAAATGTCACAACTAATACTTTTAAATCTCCTTTAGGAATGTGGGGTAAACTAACGTATGGAAATTCTGCTAGTAATGTTGTTAAAGTTACAGATAGATTCTTTTGGTAAATTATGCCTAGATTAGTTGATGACCAATTATTTGGACAAGAACCAAAGATTGTAGATGCCGATTTGGTTACAGGTGCTTTAAGAAGTAAAAGTTTTGCGACAGTAATTGATTTGTTAGGTTATGGCGAGATTAGTGGTTTTACAAATCCTTCAAATTCAGACCCAAATAATGTAGATATCCTTGATATTGGAAAAGACATTTTTTTAGATGGAACACCTTTAACAAACGCAAATGGTGATTTCAATTTTGAAGATGTTGACTTTTTTTTTAAAAATGGGACAAGTGATCAAACAGCAATTCAAGAAATAAATGCAATAGAAAATACTATCCCAGTAGGTATTGAGGTTACAAAAGATGCGCCAATTGTAAAAACAATTACAAATACTTCTGTCGATAAAGTAAGAGTGACACTGCAAATTCCACTTTTACAAAAAATAAAAGACGGTGAGATTGTTGGCACTATGATAGATATGTCTATAAAAATTACAGAAAATGATGGCACAGAAACACTAATTACTAGAGATGAAATAAGAGGCAGAGTTATAAATCCATACCTAAAAGATTATGAAATAATTTTTGAAAAAGGTATGAGTTTTCCAGTTAGTATTACTGTCACTAGAAATAGTAAAGAAAAACAACAGTTTTCAAGGAAATGTAATTGGTTATCTTATACGGAAATACAAACAGATACAAGTCCCTATCAAGGTTTTGCTTACGCTGCCTTAAGATTTAACGCGCAACAATTTAGTAACTACCCTAAACGGATGTATAGGATCAAGGGTACGAAGATTAAAGTTCCACATGATACAACAATTGATTTAGATAATGGAAGAGTTATTTACCCAGCCGACTATACATTCAACGGAACATTTAAAACTGATAAAGAATGGTGTTCTGATCCAGCTTGGATTTTATTTGATTTGTTAACTACACCGAAAGGGTTTGGTGGAACAGATGGCATAGTTGATGAAGACACTCTAGATGTATTTAGTTTTTATTCTGCCAGTGCATACAATAGCGAATTGATAACAGATCCAATAACAGAAACAACTGAGCCAAGATTTAGCTGTAATTTTATTCTTAAACAAAAACAAGACGCTTATACGATAATTAATGACCTTTGCTCTGTAATGAGAGCTAGGCCATTTTATAGCGTTGGGTCACTTACTATATCTCAAGACAGGCCAACAAATACTGCAACAAATACATCTGACCCACAATATATTTTTACAAATGCAAATGTTTCTGAGGAAGGTTTTACATATAGCAGTGTCGGATCAAAAGGAAGATTTACAGAGGTCGAAGTCTCATATTTTGATAATGATACGCAGACTTTAAATTTTGAATATGTAAGTGCAGATGAAATTACAGCTTTATCAGGTTATACAACAAAATTTGGTAAGATTAGAAAAACATTAAAATCTTTTGCGTGTACATCAAGAGGTCAAGCAAATCGTCTTGCTAGATGGTTTTTATATACAAATTTAAAAGAATCTGAAATAGTTTCTTTCAAAATAACTCTTGAAGCTGGTGTTATCGTAAGACCTAATACAATTATAGGGATTGCTGATTCTTTAAAGGCAGGGGTTCGTAGAGGTGGGCGTATAAAATCTGTCACCAACACAACTACTATTGTTGTTGATGATGCAAATAATACTGATTTAACAACAGAAAATTCTGCAACTTTATCTGTCATTATGCCTGATGGGTCAACAGAAAGCCGCAGTATCAGTTCAATATCTGGTACTACAATTACTGTTTCTTCTGCATTTTCTACAAGTCCGAATGCAAACTCTATTTATGCAATAGAAAATTCTACAGTGGAGTTTCAAACTTTTAGAGTTTTAGGATTAGAAGAAACTAATCATTGCGAATATAATATTTCAGCAATTATCCATGATACAAACAAATATGCCCAAGTTGAAGATACAACTGTTGCAGCAAATCCAAGAAACATAACAACCTTAATAGATGAAAAACTATCACCAAGTAATTTATCTGTAACAGAGGAAATTGTTGCTAGAAACAATAGAGCAGTTTCAAAATTACTTATCACATGGGAACCAGTTCAAGGTGTAAAAGAATATTTATTAGAATTTCGTTTTGATGATGATAACCCAGAAAGATTTAGAATATCAAGACCAAGTTTTGAAATATTTGAATCAAGACTCGGTTCTTATGATTTTGCTGTTAAATCAATTAATGCTTTAGGAAAAATAAGTCGAGATGTTTCAGAGGTAACATTTACTGCTGTAGGAAAAACGGCTGTACCAGTAGATCCATCAGGTTTAACTGTAGAGCCTGTTTCAGATCAGTTTATAAGATTACGTTTTGACCCAGCAACAGATGTAGATGTTATTCATGGTGGTACTTTTCAGATCAGGCATTCAACAGATGCTTCTGCTTCTGCCAGTTTTGTAAATGCTTTAGAAATTGAAAAAGTTGCTGGGAATGTTACTGAAGCAATAGTCCCTGCTTTAACAGGAACTTATTTTTTAAAAGCAGTTGATGATGGTGGTAGAAGGTCAACAAATGCAGCAAAAATAGTAATTACAAAACCAGATCCGCAACCAAATCAAGTAGTAGTTACAAAAAGAGAAGACCAAACTTCACCAGTATTTAATGGCACAAGAGTTCGAACTGTTTTTAGTGATGTATTTAATGGATTAGTTTTAGATGGAACACAATTTTTTGATAATGTAGCAGATGTTGAAGCTCTTGCTAGTTTTGATTTCTTGGGTTCTGGTATTGCTTCGCAAGGTTTCTATACATTTGTTGATGACCTTGATTTAGGGGCAGTATTTGACTTGTCCTTAGAACGTCATTTCAAAACCGCAGCTATTGTTGTTTCTGATTTATGGGATTCGAGAGTGCAATTAGTAAACAGCATGCCTGATTGGGATGGAACTTTAGCTGAAGATGTTGGTGCAAAATTACAAGTTACCACTTGTCAGGGTGTAAATACTGCATCTTTAAATTCAGCATATTCACAAACTCAAGACCTTATAACAATTACAAAAGCAGATCATGGCTATGCAGTAAACGATAATGCACTTGTTGATTTTACAAGTGGTACTGCAACAGACGGATTTTTAAAAGTTGTTACTATAACCAATGCAAATGTTTTTATTGCTGAAGCGAAAAGACAACTTGCAGAATATGAAATTATAGATGAAGATACTGGTGAAATTAGAATTTTTTCAAGTGGTGATCATTTTGGTCTTGTTGCAAATGACACTGTAAAACTTGTATTTTTATCAGGTGATGCAACAAGTGGAGATTTTGTTGTAGGAGCAGTTCAATCTGCTGGGGTCATTTCAATAACAACATCTGACAATGATGAAGTCACCTCTGGTAGTGTTGAATTGATAAAAATTAAAGATAGCTCTGGCAATAATGTAACAACAAGCGGTAACTGTAATATATCAAGTGCATTCAGTCCTTTTAATGAGTTTGCAAATGGTGAATATAGAGCAAGAGGATTCAGATTTAGAGCAGAGTTATTTTCAAATGATCCAGATGAAAATATAGAAATTGATGAACTAGGATATACAGCATCTATGCAAAGAAGAACAGAAACTGTTAATGCTGCTATAGCAAGTGATTGTGCTACTAATAGTGCAGCAAAAACGGTGACTTTTGGGAACACCTTTTATACAGGAACTTCAGCCATAAATTCATCAACTACAGCATTTTTACCAACCATCGGGATTACGTTAGAAGGTGCTGTATCTGGTGATTATTTTAAAATTACCTCTGTAACTGGCAGTCAATTTGTTATTGAAACAAGAGATTCAAGTAATAATTTAAAAGATTTAAGTTTTAAATATACAGCAGTTGGTTTTGGTAAAGGCTCTTAGTATAATTGTTTTAAGAATTGATGTATCCTATAATTAAATAAATACTGATGGGCAAATGAGTCAAAATGATTTTGTAATAGATAATGGAACAGGTCTTGCAGTCCGTCAAGATATAGAAAATGCGTTTCAAGCAATGGCAAGCAACAGTTCTGGTTCTTCTGCTCCATCTACAAATTATGTAAGCCAATTTTTTGCTAATACTTCAACAAGTATTATGCAGTTAAATAATACATCTGGTAATGCTTTTATAAATCTATTTACGTTAGCTGGTGGCCCAGCGTTTGCTGTTGATGGGACAATAAATTCAATAAATGTTGGTAAAGGTGTAAACTCTGTTGCTGGTAACACAGTTCTTGGAGAGAGTGCTTTAGATGCTTCTGTTAGTGGAGGAAATAATACAGCTATTGGTAAGGAAGCTATGACTACATTAACTTCTGGAACGCATAACACAGGGGTAGGTCAAGGTTCTTTAACTTTGCTTACCACAGGAGATCAGAATACTGCTGTGGGTAGTTTTTCATTGCAGGCTGCTACCACTGGTGAGTATAACGTGGCAATGGGATATAACGCTTTAGGTGCTAATACAACAGCATCAAATAATACTAGTCTTGGATATAGAGCTTTAGAAGCAAACACAACTGGAGCATCTAACACTGCTGTAGGTTCTACAACTTTAGATGGAAATACAACTGGAAGTAATAACGTTGCCGTAGGTTTTGATGCTTTAGGAGCTAACACAACTGGTAGTGCTAATACTGCGTTAGGTTATGAAGCACTAGATACAAACTCAAGTGGAAGTAATAACGTTGCCGTAGGACAAGGTGCATTAGATGGCAACACGACCGCAGATAACAATGTAGGTGTGGGATTCCAAGCTTTGTTAGCAAACACAACTGGAACATCAAATACAGCAGTTGGATCGGGTGTATTAGATGCTTGCACTACTGCAAATAACAACACTGGTATAGGAACTAATTCACTAACAGATTTAACAACTGGTGCTGGTAACTGTGCTATGGGAGAAAATTGTGCTGCTGATATAACAACTGGTGCTAATAATGTTGCCATTGGAATGGATGCTTTGAGGCTAAACACAACTGGAAATAATAACACATGTTGCGGTGAGGATGCGGGAGCATCAATATCAACTGGAAGCAATAATACGTGTGTAGGGCATAATTCAGGTGGTGCTAATTCTCCTTCAGGAACACTAACGACAGGAAGTAATAATGTTGTCCTTGGTGATAATAGTGTTTCTAATTTATTCTGTGCTGATACTTCAATATCATCTTCAGATTCAAGAGATAAAACAGATGTAACAAGTTTCAATATTGGATTAGCGTGGATTGAAGCATTAAGACCTGTAACCTATAAATGGGATAGAAGAACATGGTATGGAACAGATGAAGAGCCATTCGGAACACCTGATGGATCTAAGAAAAGAACTAAAACACATATTGGATTCTTGGCACAAGAAGCACTTGCAGTAGAACAGGCAAATGGTTACGGCTCATCTAATGATGATTCTTTAGTTGTAAATCTTACTGAAGATGGAATGAGTTATGGAATGAAATATGAAAGACTTGTTCCAATACTTGTAAATGCAATAAAAGAACTATCAACAAAAGTCACAGCCCTCGAAGCAGGGTAAACTAAAAACAAACCATTACACAAAAAGGTAATCATGGAAGAAAAAACCGCAGATGAAATCGCAGCAATCTTTTCTGCTGCT